GGACTATGCTCTCTGCAATAATCTCCCATTGCCAGTAAGAAGTCTTCGATCTTAACTTTCATCTAGGCCACCTCTTTTCACGATTTCAATTGCTATATCCATAGCGTGCTCTTCCCTCATTTCTCCATCCCAACATTTATCGAGATATTGGCAATCTGCACACCCCTTATAATTGCAAGCTTCATCAAGCTTTAGCTGCTCTAAGTTAGAGACAACATTCTCCACATCAAACGCTGTCGGCTGTTCTTCTACCGCTTTCATGCACTCTTTTATTGTCTCGTAGATTTCTTTCTGATTTTTACTGTCATTGCGTCCGAACGGAGCTTCTTGCAAAGCATAATCATTCAAGTGAAGTACCAGTTTGTCCGCATCAATTAATCTCATAACCACTCTTCCTCTCTATACAGCTTCGGCAACGGCATCCATGCATTTACAAATATTCCGTAACTTGAATATGGTTTTTCATCATCTCCCGGATAGAATGTACCACCCCCGCCATTTTCTTCGTACCTTGCGATATCTGGCATTGTGGAGTTTTTAAATGATACCAGTATGTAGCTTTCATCTTCCGGCAATCTCTCGCTTATTGGAATCCACTGAGTTTCTTTCAGCGCATGTATCCCCATTTCAATAGCAGCTACTGTTTCCTCAGTCCAGCCCCATTCAAGATGTTTCACTAATCTATCTATTGCTTGTTGATTATTCATCTTCGACCTCCTCTTCTTTTGGAAATTGAAAAATAAAAGTTTCGGAAATTTGATCTCTTACTTTTCCCTCTTTTCATCTTCTTCAGCTGCTTTTATTTCATCCTCCTCCATCTCTCTTTCTTCTGCGATCTGGATGCAAAGCACCGGTTTCCCTATTTTTTCATCTTTTATCATAAAAATCTCTTCCGGAATATACACTTTTCTTTTTTTTGGGATTCGCTATAATAACACTCACCTGTGTACCATCGGCAAATTCTGCAAGATATTCTTTTAATTCTCTGTTTTCCATATCCTTTACCACCCCATATCATTACGGTATCCAATTGCACTTGGATTTACCATGTATGATCTTTTCAGCTCCGATTCATCCAATTGGTGTTTCAACTGGCTTACTTTTTTCTTTAGTGCCCGGTTTTCTTTTAATACTGCCATGAGTTTGCAGCTATCTTTCTGATCACATTTCGTATCTTCTGAATAGTTTTCACACATCAGGCATACTTCTTTTTCAGTCATTGTTGCCACCTTTCTTGTATGGTTTTGGAAGTGGTATCCATGCTTTTATATCTTTCCAATCGTTTCCACTTTCCAAGCAATGCCCTACAATATCTATGCAGTTCTCATCAGTCCATACCCTTTTTCCGTCTGTTACTATTATTTCTTCACCATCTTCCGGCATCGGGCAGTCCAGATAATAGACTATATCATCCGGGATTCCTTCCTCTTCCCGTTCGGCATCCAATATCACATGCCATTTCACCGGAATCCATTTCAAGATCATTCCAGTCTCTTCTAAATCCTCATATTCTGCCAGCTTATTACAGCACGCCTGGTGTCCGTTTTTTCTCAAATCCATTCTTGGTATAGCGTGTCGGTCTTCTCCTTCGCCAATCCATTCTGTCAATCTATCCATTGTTACCCCTTCCTGCGCCACGATTCCACGCCTTCCATTCCTTCTTTACTTGTCAACTGCTGCCACTCCCAGTTTATATAGCTCCTCACAATCCCTTTCTGATTCCTGACCTGCACATGGTGTGGATAGATTCCAAGGATCGTGACCTTTTCCGTAGCGAGTCTGGTTTTACCTCCCTTCTGGGAGATCCTGCGCCTTAACTGTACTTTGTCTCCAACTTTCATTTTTTGTTCCTTTCCGTCTTACCTTGCTTACCGAGTATATGAACGCCCGCATATTGCCGGGTTTAGTCGTCTTCATCTTCATCTTTCTCACCCTCCCGGTTCTCTAAAATGATTCCATTTGCATTTATGTCTCCGTCCGCTTTTACCATAATGTACCTTTCTCCGTTAATCGTCTCTAAGGTAACAAGGTCCGTTCTGTCTGCGCTTACTGTTACATGTGCATCCGGAAGACCAATCTCAAATGTCTTCGTGCTCACTGTGTTGTCCGCATCAATTTCGGCCGCGTCACAGTCTTTTGTTTTTTCTGCTGCCAGTTCCGGATCTATCCCGATACTTTTTAATACGTTTTCCAGCTCCGCGCCTTTTAATATCCGGTTGTTGGATTCTGCTTTTATTTCACGGATTTTTCCAAGGTAATGATAAATATCTTTCGCCTGTTCCAGGCTTACTTTTCCGTCTGCTGCATTTAACCCTTCCCTAAAAGCTTCTTTTTGCTCTTTTGGTGTGGATGGCATCCCGCATCGGAGTGTCTGCGTGATCAGGCCTGCGTCCGGTTTATCCGGAACTTTGCTGTAGTACCAGATATGCTCCGGATCTCCGTGGCGGTCTGTAAATGCCGGATATAAAAATCCTTGTGTCGGCATACTTACTACCCAGTCTCTTGTACGTTCCTGAATATCTGCCAGTTCTGGTTTATAAGATAATCCTGCTGCCGATAAACTTACCGGGCAGATACATCCGATCATGTACTCATAAACCTCTTCACTTTCATCCAGATCCGCTCCGTCCGTGGCAATTCCCGGAATGTCGTAGATTCCACTGGCAATTAGAATCAAAGAATACTCTTTATTCAATATGCCAATAGACTCTGCAATCTCTTCCAGGAAGATCTGGCGTACATCATTGTCTTCTAACCCTGTTTTTACAATCGTGTCCAGATGCTGCTTTCTTGTTTTCTCCTTAAACTCCAGCTGAAACATATTTCTTCCAGGCTTTCCAGATAAAACTTTTTTTAAGATATCCAAGTATTTGAATGTTTCCGTCTCTTCGAGGTTTAAAAAGTTTTTGACAAATTCCAACCTGCAGTTCCGGTCATTATCTACGATATATCCGGTTATCCTTGTGATATTGTACCTGTCTATTGTTAGAGTTCTTTTGATCTCCAGTAACTCTTTCTTCATGTTGCTCCTTTCTGGCTGCCGCACCGGGCAGCCATGCACTCTGCGAAATTGTGATATATTAACTTCCTGTGGTGCCTATAAATAATTCTTTCCGGCGTTTTTCATCCATTCTTCCCTTGTATGGGTTCTTTCGTACACTTCCTGGGCTTTCGCCATCAGGATCCGCGCGTTCTTGGCATTGTTATGGACTGCTGCCGGTCCGTTCCGGTGATGTTCCAGGCAGAGATTTACTTTTAACCCTTCCGCCTCTGCAAATGCATGGGTGTTACCAAACAAAACATGATGCTCTTCCAGATATGGCTTGTATGTAAAATCTCCATCCAGTAACATACACAGATAGCACCGACGATCGCCTTTTGGCTGCATAATGCTTTTTTTGTGCTTCTTACGTTTCTTCTTGGTTGGTTTCGGAAACATCATATTCACCAGATAACACCTCCCCGTTTTGATCTACTTTTTCGTTTAAATACAGATACCATTCCTGTGAACTGTGTACTTTTTGGGTTGTCTCTGCAAGGTACAGAGCCGCATGATACAATGGAATTGTCTGGAGATATTCCCGGCGGGTTAATTTTATTTTGGGAAATGTGGCCAGATATTCTTCTACGGTTATATTTTTCGGGCAGGCATCCGGTTTCCAGTCTTCTACACTTAACTGCTCCATCTTAGGACTCCTTTTTGTATAGCTCATGGTTGCCGTAAACCAAATCCGCCTCTTCTCTTTCATAACTCCAGCCATAACGCATTAAGATTTTGAAGCATTCCTGGTATCTCTTTCCGGCATCCTCTTTGTATTCTCCGGAATACTCTACTAAATCCCCGGTATAATCATCCATCATGTTGTTCATTGCAATCAGGAGCAACACCTGCGTATCCAGTGTTTGTATTTTTTCTTCTGCTTCTTCCTTTTCTTTCTCATCCGCATCATACAGGCTTTTCCCGGTAAAAAATTTTAGAACCATTCCATTTCCTAACCAACAGGACTTCTCCATCATGTTCCGAATCATCTTTTCAATGATTTTCTGGCGTTCCTCGTCTTTTAATAGTTCGATTTTTCCGTCTGCTATTGTCCGGATGAATTCTTTTTTTCTTTCATTCATTTTTTTCTGTAAAGCTTTCAACTGCTTTGTCTTTTTTCTCTGCCTGTCCCATTCCGTTTCAACCTTTTCTGATTTCGGGAGTTTTTCCACTACATCAATCCCATTCCAACCATCCAGATAATACAGTTCTTTTCCGCGGATATTGATTTTCTTTGGTGGCTCTTTATCCAGGCTGAACGTTTTTACATCTTTCAGCTCTGCCGTATACTTCTTTTTTTCTATCTCCTTTGTTGCTTTCCTGATTCCTGCTGCCTCCAAGAGCTCGACAATAATCTTTTTGTTCTTCTCCCTCTCTTTGTTTTTAATCTCTGCTTCTACTTTCCACTTAATCTGTCTTGAGTCTGCAGCATCTTTCAATATTCTGTTTCTTGTTTCAACATCTTCGATTCTCGACAGTTCGGCGAGATCTTTTAGATTCAGCTGATATACCCCGTCTTCATCCGTCTTTTCCTTTACCAGATCCCGGTCAAGCTTCGCGATCTCCAACCTCCGGTGGACGGTTGTCCTGGAAAATCCGGTCTTTTCTGCAATCTGTTCTTCCGTATCTCCAAGATCTAACATCATCTGGAAGTCCTCTGCCTGCTCCAGGACTGTCAGGTCAATACGCTGCATATTCTCTTCCAGCATGGTTCCGACCTGGTCTTTGTAACTCATGTCCTCTACGATCCGGCATGGATACATAGTTACGCCTGCCATTTTTCCGGCGGCGAACCGGCGGTGCCCGATGATCAGCGTGTATCCTTCATCGTGGTGCACCCGGTTTTCATCCCAGTGTCCCGGAATGACCGTAAGGTTCTGCATAATTCCTTTCTTCTTGATTGACTCACTCAGCTCCGTCAGATCACCCAGGTCTTTTCGTGGGTTATCCGGATGCTGGTGGATCAATTTCGCATTGATATTCGTGATTCCACTGGTTGTCATTTCAAATTCCTCTCTTTCTCGGTGTTTTCAAGGTTTTCTCCTGTTTTTATCTCATTTTGGACTGT